AATATCTTCAATAGCAGCATCACATTCTGGATGAACAGAAACACCGCGATATTTCATTATTAATTGGTGATTATCTTTTGCTGCGCTACCATCTATATCAACATATTGTCCAAAATGGCCAGCGCCCGCTGCAGTTACATAACCTGCACCATCGTCGTCCTTCGAGGTAACAACTGATTTTAACTTTTCTTCTTTATCTTTTGATCCGGTTCTTTTAATTTCAAATCCGAAAAGCTTAATTGAACTATCTGCCATAATTAATCCTTTAAAAACTTTGGCAAGGGGGAAATAATTTCCCCCCTAAACCTTTTCAATCAGTTCTATTTATTACTTAATTAACTAGTAACTCTGTGACCTGTAGCTTTAAATCCCTTATAACTTTCCCAGTATTGAACCATGAAACTAACATTAAACTCTTCAATAGTATCATTTGCACCATAACTTAGAGCTATTTCAGAGATGTTTGTTGGAAAACATCCTCTGAATGTATAACTATAAAGAGAATCTTCATTCTTATCAAGTTGCACTACTGTCATATCAGACTGATATTGTTCTGGAGAAACTTCACCAGTATTTGTCTGATGACCATTCATTGCATTCATCCAAGCTTCCATACTACGTCTTACTTCAAAGTTAGTATCGTTAATTATATTAACTGACCATGGAGCAAAAGTTCTATCACCAGCCACGTACAGTTGTCTTCCACGGAATGGAACTGTAACAGGATTTATGGTAGATGCTGGTAAAGATGTTGCATTACACATAAATGATGCTAAATCTGTTGGCCGCAATGATGCAGCTTGAATAGCAGGATATTGAAGTTCTACTTTAAACAGATTTGGGCGAGCGCCCCCACCTGCTAATTTTGCTTTAAATTCGTCTACACCTAAAATTGACATTTTATTCTCCTATCCAATTATGTAGCTGAACCGACAACTTCTTCAAACGAAACACCGGTGCGTACTGCAACGAAGTTAAGAGTGATGAAGTTAATCGAACGAGCAGGTTTGATAAAGAGACTTGCTACAAACTGATTTGTATCAATAATCGCTGGGGTATTGTTAGTCGTATCTGCAACTAACTTATAATCTGATATACCTCTTCGACCCTTTATATTTCTCAAAAGCGGTTCAACAATATTTACGAATTCAGCTCTCGTAAATTCATCATTGAATTCAAATAGAATATTTTTAGCAGCTTCTGCAATGGCTCTTTCGATAACCAAGAAGAGTCTACGAACATTAATTCTATCAAATGCTGATGGCCTATTTAAATGTGTCTTATCACCAAATAACATTATCCCTTGACCTGGGAAATTAGTTACTGGATTGATTCCAGCCCTATAAAGTGAATCTCTTTCAATTTTATTGGGATTATAATTTAAAGCTGTAACACCAAAATACTGACCTCTTCGTGTACCTGCAGGAGATACCCAAGGAGCAAAATTAGTATCAGTAGCTGCAGTTAAACCTGCAGTAGATGCTGCTGCTGGAACTTGAATATAATTATCATTATATTTATCATACATTTTAAAGAAAGCATTATCTACACTAAGATAAGAACTTTTTGTTAAGCCTGCAAGACCGCTGAGAATAGTAGCATTTGCTGTTGCTGAAGTATTAACAACCCCAGTTCTCATTGGAGATGCAAATACCATACAATCTTTTCTTGTAGATGCAGCAATTGTTACTAAATGATTAACCAGTGAAACATGATCAGTTGAACTGTTTAAGCTCGGCGCAATCAAGAAGTCAACTTGATGTTGGGCAGTATCATTTACTGTATTATACGCTGTTGTATAATCATCTTGACCAAGAGCATCGCCGTCACCACCACCTCCAAGAGTTTTAGAGATAGCACCACCAGTAATTTTCATATCTGAGCTTGTTGTCGCTACTGCTCCTGCACCAGTTCCCATAGATGTAAAAAGATTTGTCATTCTTACATATTGAGATCTTTGGTTAATAACATCTACTATGTAGTTGTTTGTCCCATCTGCATTTTGAGCACCCAGAGCCTGAGATACATATGGATATGTTTCCAATATGGAATTTTTAGTTCCAGAAAGATCTCCGGTCGTATCAGTAATTACTACATGGACCTCGTCATTTACACCGCCGATAGCTGCGGTATGTGCTGAAGTGCCTGGCCCAGTGTCGAAATTATCTTTATAAGCCCAAGCGTTGAAATCTTGATGATAAGTAGCAGCGTCCGAAGCCGCGGCGTTAGAACCTACTAATTGTATACCTATACTACTACCAAGTATCCCTGGATATTTTGCAATCATTGTGTGAGTATCAGAATCTAATCCTGATTGCATAGTATCGAATTCTGCGTCATTTTCTACTGTAGGAGCTGTTCTTGCAGGTGATCCTCCAGCTTCAAACGCGTTTTTACCTGTATCTGAATCCATACCTCTAATAACATAAAGATTATTTGAATATTTCAGATAACTAGTTGCGCTATGAAAATCTATAGTACTTGCTGTGCTCGGCGAGCCAAACGTTGCTACTAAATTACCTTCATTATTTATGAGAATCGGTTCGTTACAAGGACCCCAACGAAAATTACCAGCAATTACTCCAGTGGAGCTCTGGACATTTGGTACGCCGTTGGTTAAGTCAATTTCTTTTGTAACTACTGCCGGAGACTCTGATGGTGCATATATTGCCATGTCGTTTCCTTTTCCAATTTAATTGAATTATAAGTTTCATAATACGATGTGTCGACACTTTATAAATGTCTATCAATTAGTTATATTTATATACATTTGATTTTAGAAAGTATTACCATCCCATTCATTAACAATCCATTCACCTGTTGGTGCATCTTCAATTTGCCATGGACTAGATGCTAATGCAGGCGCAGGAATATCATTTAAACCATCGTCTACAAAACCCCAATCTAATATGTCGTCGTCAATTTCTTTCATCCTTTGTTGGAACATCAAATCTCTAATACTAATATCAGTAATCTCAGAAAATGCTGAAGTTCCACAAAAATAGCCAAACATAACTAAATTCATTACTACGTCATCATGATTACCGTCTGATGCTTCGAATGATTGACCTCTTGCAACAAATGTTGATATTTCTATAATAGTATCTTCATCTACAATTTCTAATTTATTATTCTCTAACAAATCTTTAAATGATGAACAACCAATACGTTTAACTTTACGTGTCATAAGAATTCCCAATGCGTCAGCTTTAACAGCAGATTCTACAAACATATTTTCATATTCTAAATCATGATACAGCCCATTACATACTACCATTCCAGCATCATTCGATTCTATAACAACAGTACCTTTATTATACAAATTTGCATACTTATATATAATATTAGGGAAGAGTAAAGGAGAAATAAGATTATTGCGATATACAGCAACCTGCTTAAATGGCTCCGCGCTAACATCGATTACACTAAATGTAGAATAATCCTGACCTCTTCCTTTCGCGACATCAACACATATAACATATTCATGATCTTTAATCGGATCTGCATAAACTTTTACAACATCATTAGTAATTCTTATAGGATCATGTCTTCTTAAAGATAATAATGCAGCTGCATTAATAAGAGTATCGCCAGTTCCATAAAACGTATTATGTGATACAAGCCCATTATCGTGACTATATATTTCACCATTAGCAACATTTACTGGGTCATAAAAGAAGTCGCCTTCAGTAATAGAAGTAACATCTTTTACAATCTTTCCAATATTATCTCCAACAGAAACATCTCTTGCAAATACTTCTTTACCATCCACAATAAATCTATGATCATATGCAGATTCGACGATAGTGTCATCATTAAAGGTAAATTTAAGTGATTGATCGTGCCAATACTTTTTAATACCGTAAAATGGTTGAAATCCACTAGGTGTTAGGATTTGTATTTTCGAAGTATCTGATCCTCTTTTAATACACTCATCTAAATCACCTATAGTTATTTCTGCTACAGAGTTATTTATACAAATAGTGATTTCTGAATAACTTTTTAAGCAATTCCCAAACTCTTGGTCAAATTGTACAGGAGATGTATTAGCTATTGTCGCTTTTTTCCATTCTTCATCTCTTCCAGGAACATCCCACCAATCTACTCTAAATGGAGCAAAACCATTTGTTCCTTGAATAGCTCCTTCCCATATCTTATGAAATGTATTACCTAAACCATTAGCTGTAGATGTAATAATAACTTTTGTATCTTTACCAGATGATACAACAGGATAAGTTGAAGTATAAAACTCAGCTGCTCTTTCAACAAAAGCGAACTCATCAAGATAAAGTAAGTTGACTGACATCCCGCGAATAGAAGATCCTGATGTTGCTGCAGCTACAATTCTTGAATTATTGCTAAATTCAATTGAACCTTTATTTAATGCTTTACACCCAGGCTGTAGAAAAAATGGAAGATGTTCTAACATAAGAGTAACTCTACCGAGCATTTCTCTTGCAGTCGCACCTTTATTAGCCATGACAGCAATAACTTTTTCACTATTAAATAACGCAAACCATAAAAGATATGCTACTGATGAAATGGATTTTCCAGATTGTCGACATGCTAAAATGATATTAAATCTATTTTCATTAAATAGTTTAAACATTTTTTCTTGATATGGATATAATTCAAAAGGAACTAATCCTTTATCGAGATGAATTACTTTGCAATATGTTGTTGCAAAGTACGCAGGGTCTTGCATACACCTTGCGTATTCTTTAACTTCATTAGTTGTCCATTGTTGAGTAACACCATCACGCTTAACATTAATGTTACCTAAATAACTTTCAGTCTTTTCCATCATCTAATCTATCTGTAATATCAATTACGTTACTTTCTTTGGGCTCTTTCATATCTTGCAACATTCTTTGTAGATCTACAGTTGAACCGACAAATAAGTTGTTTGTAGTACCATCAGCGACTGCTAATACATCTTTTTTCTCAAATTCTTTTTTCTTTTTATGTAGATCCATTAGTCTATCATTTACATCAGAGACATTTTTAATCATACCAGACACAACTTCAAAAGCTCGAGGATGTTCCAGAGCTCGAGCTACTTCAATCATATCTTCAAGTGCAGCATTACCTTTTTCAATTAAATCGTAATAAGTTCTACGAGAATAATCGAAGTCATCTTCTGGTAAATTGTCTGATTTTTTCCAATCACTCATTTATTTAGCTTTTCTTGTTCCACCAATTAAACCAGCCATAGAATTTTCTGGTCCTGTTGGTCCGCTTTTCTTGTTCTTCATATGGTCAAGAGCAGCTTGTGATATTGTAACTCTATCTGGCTGCACTTCACGAGTTTTCTTTGTCTTATTTGGATTATGATTAGGACCGTGCGGGCTCATTAATGCGCCCTGCATCGCTCCTCCAACTACAGATGACTCTGAAACAAATTGTTTAAACGTAATCATTGCTGATTCCTTTACAAATTTATTAGCTATTTTAGCTTCTCTATTTTTGATTTTTGCCGCGCGTCAAATATTGTGCAATCTTTTCATTACCAATAGATCTTACATTATTTTGATGGAATTTAAACTTCGGATTAGTTGTTGTAATATTTGTTCGTTGACCATCAACTCCCGCAAGATGACTAGAACCTCCATTAACGCCCGGAATAACTTTTCCATATGCTGGATGAACTATATTATGAGGCACTGGATGTGGGGGTGGAGTAACAAGTTTCTTCACACCTTTGAGTGCTAATTTGCCAGTTCCTTTAATACCTTTACCCACAAGATTAACAGCTCTTTCACCACGTTTACCGTCACCAGTAATAGCATCGCCAATTCTTCCTCCAAGATTTGCACCAACTGATCTGCCTGCAACGCCGCCGCCAGCAAAGCCGACCATATTACCAACTCCTGGAGCAACCAATCCTCCTGCAGTTCCTCCAGCTAGCGCTCCTCCAAGCGCTCCTGCAGTTCCACCTATTACACTACCAATAGCTTTACCTATTTTTCCTTCATCAACAGATTCAGCCGCATCTTTAAAATCCTGTGCAGTTGGTGCACCTTTAGATCCAGGCTTTCTCATTTTTTCATTCGAACCATTTTTAATACGCTTGCGCTTTTTATGAATATTATCCCAAAGGCCGCCTTCTGCTATATAGTCTCTAAATTTTTTCATTGTGATGAATCTCCGTAATATTCTGTGTTTATTGTAAATCCAAAATCACTAAACGGTTCTGCATTAAGAGGATTTGGTGTTGTGGTATGTTTAACATATAGACCGTCTGAATCAGCACCGCTCGTTAACAACGTATCTCTATCCAAATAAACATCAGTAATAGCTTTTTTAATAATTTTAGTATTTCTAAATGGTCCATGAAAATTAACTTTCATAGAAAAATCTAAAGTATAAATGATAGTTCTTCTTTGTTCTAAAGATCCTTCAAAATCATCTTGAAAAGAAACAGATTGAAGTGTAATAGGTACATCTTCTTTTATATCAGTATATTCACCAAATGGTTTTAAAGTTAGTGTATATTGTGGATTAAAATACGGTATAATTTGTTCTACAATCTGTAGTGCATCGTCTTGTAATTTAGCGTAAATGTTTAATTGAAAAAATATACTATAAGGAGCAGGAGAATAAATCTTATTCGATGATACAAGACTATTACCATATGTCTTATTATAATTATTATTTTTAGGAAGAACTCGGTCAGTATCATATGCTAATGTAGTAATTTCGAATGACATCCGAGGCAGTTTCAACGCAATTTTAGTATTATCAACTAAAGAAGGATTTTCTCTAATTCTTTCTAAATACTTATCTTTCGGCGCATACGAAAGAGGAACTTTAACTTGGTCGACAACTGCTCCAGTTTTACCTCTTCTTTGAACATGAATATTATTAAATATTG